GGATCTGGAACTTCTCAGTCTGCATTTTTTACTGAGTTTTTATATATACCATCACAATATGGAATAGACGCTTCCAAGATAGAATGGTCTGCGACAGAAGGAGTATCCGTATACTCAAGTGTTGATGGAATAACCTATGTTGAATGTGAGAATGGCTCTAAAATACCACAGTATGGAAATTCTACTAGCGGAGAAGATTTTAATGCATCGTATAGCCTTTATATAAAGGTGCTTTTTGAGACAGCAAACGATAAAACAAATAATCCTTTTATGGAAAGCCTTACAATTAAGTTTTATAAATCACAGATTATTTATGCTACAAACTCTTCTAGTTACATATCACAAATGACAGATGACCCCGACTATTTTGCAAAAGCATATGCGGGAAATAAAAGATACTCAGCTTTATCAAGGAATATGCATAGTGGAATACGAGTAAAAGAAAACTCTGGATTCTATTTAAATCTAGGAAGACTTTGCACATCAATGGAGTTTTTCTATACTCCAAAAGATCTATCTGGCGGAGGTCTTGTATACAGAGAAGAAATTACTTTTATAGAGGTCCTAGGAGGACTATATAACACCTCATACACTGGATTGGCTGTGGCAGACGGTGGGCTATATAATTCTTCTTATACGGCCTCCTATGACGCAGGGCCAGCAAGTCCAGACATAGGGGTAGAATATACATGGGCATCATCTGGAACAATAACTAAAAATAATATAAAAAAGATATATATAAACGGAGTAGATAAAACATCTCAAACATCAATATCAAATGTTTTTAAGGCTGGTGAAATTTATCACGTAGTCCTGGTTTTTGATAATCAAATCATGAACTCAGTTAAGCTAGGATATTCCCTTGATGGGGCTTCAGAGTCTTCATATCAATATATATCTACATACGGCTATGAGCTAGATTCTGCAACAGTTACTGATCATTATCAAATTTATATAAATGGAGACCCTACTGTTATATCTGAACCGTCATTCTCCCTGACAGAAAATACAGCCGAAGTATTCGATAATGACTGGATTGTGATCCAAAACGTTTAATTTTGTCATCAATCGTGACAAAAGCTGGACTTAAACAAAATATAATGGTAGAATGAGTGTCTATGGACTTCAATAAGATCGGCACCAAAGTTTTAGACGAGGAAACAACACTCGGAATTTACGTATGGGAAATTGATGGAAAGTGGGTCGGAGACGACGAAGGAAACTACCTATCAATAACATCAATGAAGGATAACAAAGAAAGAATTGAAGCCTTGAGAAAAGCTGTTTCTGGATATGGTATAGACAGAGGGCAGCCATTATTTTTGTCGGGAAGACGCAAGATTGATGATGAAGAATATCAGTATCAGCAGTCAAGACTTAATTTAGGTTTAGTGCCAGACCCACTAGATGTAGGAAACTATAAGGATGAGATGAAAAAGCTCACTGTGCCAGGGAGATAAAAATGGAACATGTTGATGAAACCCCAGAAGTAAATGAAGAAATTCAGCTATCTAGTGCTGCTGATTGGTTTTCTTTTAAGAAAGAAACAGAGCATGATGATCCATTTAATATTCAATTAGATGACATTAGAAAGCTAAACGGATTAAGCCCAGCATTTCGCAGAAAAATAGGCAGAGAATTTTCTAAAGCCTTTACTGGAATAGATAGTACATCAACACAGCAAAACTTGCTAGCACAGGCAATAACTGGTTACGCCATGTTTGATCTGGTTCAGCCAATATATAACTTAGAGTATCTATCAAAAATTTATGAAGTTTCAACATATAACTACGCAGCAATAAATGCAAAAGTTGCAAACATTGTAGGTCTAGGATATCAATTCGATGAGACAAGAAAAACAAACGATGCCCTTGACGGAATCACAGATGAAAAACAATTACAGAGAGCCAGAAAAAAGCTTGGCAAATTAAGACAAGATTTAGAGCAGTGGCTAGAGGATGTAAATGATGAAGAAACATTTACAGAAACTCTTATTAAAGCGTATACAGATTTAGAAGCAACTGGTAATGGCTTTATTGAAATAGGCAGAACAACTCGTGGAGATATTGGATACATTGGACATATTCCAGCAAAGACAATGCGTGTAAGAAGATTACGTGATGGCTTTATTCAGTTGCTTTACGGAAAGGCTGTTTTCTTCAGAAACTTTGGCGATCAAGATACACCGAATCCAATTGCTGGCGGACTAGATAGACCAAACGAAATTATTCATTTAAAGAAATATACTCCTATGGATAATTACTACGGTATTCCAGATATTATTGCTGCACAAGTAGCTCTTGCAGGAAATGAATTTTCTGGTCAGTACAACCTTGACTATTTCCAGAACAAGGCTGTTCCAAGATATATTATTACTGTTAAGGGTGCCAAACTTTCACCAGAGTCAGAAAGAAAATTGCTTGAGTTTTTCCAGGTTGGACTAAAGGGCAAAAACCATAGGTCTCTTTATGTCCCTCTTCCACCAGATACGCCTGACTCAAAGGTTGAATTTAAAATGGATCCAATTGAGGCTGGAGCACAGGAATCATCATTTAATGTTTATCGTAAAGCAAATAGAGATGAAATTCTTTTAGCACACAGAACTCCAATTTCTAAAATTGGTATTCCAGAAGGAATTAATTTAGCTGCAGCAAGAGATGCGGATAAAACATTTAAAGAGCAGGTTTGTCGCCCAGCACAAATGAGATTAGAGAAAAAAATTAATTTAATTATTGCTGAAAAAACAGATGCCGTTCAAATTAAATTTAATGAACTTAGCCTTACAGATGAAGATACTCAGTCAAAGATTGATGAGAGATATTTAAGAATGCAGGTTATTACCCCTAATGAAGTTCGTCTAAGAATGGGTAAAATTGCAATTGAAGGCGGAGATGAAGTTATTCAATTAAAGCCTCAGCAGCAGGCAGAAATTAGAGCTCAGGCTGGACAGACAAGAACTAGGGATCAAGAAAGACAAAATAATTCTCCAGATATTTCTGGGGAAGCCAGGAATCCAAAAGGTGACGGAAGTCAGGTAGAATAATCTACTCGACTGTTATTTGCCTTTTTATATATATGCCTATAAAATTAAGCATATGAATATCGAAAAATCTTACTGGTCATCAAGTGGAGAGAACCTTCATTTATCAGTTCCTTTCACAAAGGTCAACATAGAAAAAAGAACAGTGTCTGGTTTTGCGACACTAGATAATGTTGACCAAACAGGAGACGTTGTAACAGCAGATGCAAGCCTAAAGGCGTTTGAAAACTTTAGAGGTAATCTTAGAGAAATGCATCAGCCAATTGCTGTAGGTAAGGTTGTTTCTTTTAAGCCAGAGACATACTACGATCAAGATTCACAAAAGTTTTATAATGGAGTTTATGTAACATCATACATTTCAAAGGGCGCACAGGACACTTGGGAAAAGGTTCTCGATGGAACTCTTACTGGATTTTCAATCGGCGGAAAAATTAAAGATTCAGATAATGAAGTTAACAAGTCTACAGGAGAAACAGTAAGATTTATTAAAGACTATGATCTAGTTGAACTATCTATTGTAGACTCTCCAGCTAATGAACTATGCAATATTTTTTCAATTGAGAAATCAAATGGGGCTATGGTCTTTAAGGGAATGGCTGCAGAGATTGTAACAGAAAACATTTTTTATTGTGAAGAAAGCAATTCAGTATTTCTTTCTACAGAAAAAACATTTGATTCACCAATTACTGGTAAGCCAGCATCTATTATTGGATGGGTAGAAAAGTCAGACATTAATAAGTCTAACGAAGTACAGAAGATTCTTGATTCATTTAAGAAATCAAGATTTACGTTGCCTGATACACAAACAATTGCAAAACAGGCAAACGCAGAAGGAGGTAATGAAGTGTCAGAAAACACAGAAAACGCAGTGGTTGAAGAGACCGCTGTTGAAGAAACAGTTGCCGTTGAAGAAACACCAGCAGCTGAAGAAGCTCCTGCAGAAGATGCAGTTGCAGACGCTCCTGCCGAATCTCTGGAGAAAGCAGCCGACGTATCAGAAGTTATGGTTGATGAACCTGATTTTGCAAAGATGCTTGGTGACCTAAAGGGCTTTTTCTCAGAAACTCTAAATAAAGCTGCACAGACAAACGCAGCTCAAGTTTCATCTATTCAAGATACTGTTGAGTCATTCAGCAAGAGCGTAGATGTAAGAATTTCAGAGTTGGCAGAACAGCATGCTATTTTAAGCAAGGCTGTAGAAGACATAAAGAACACAATTGACGGCGTTGAAAAGCGTGTCGATGCAGTCGAAGGTGAGACTGCAATTAAGAAGTCCTCGGATCTTGGCGGATCTCAGGAAGTAACAATCAAAAAATCAAAATGGAACGGTTCTTTCCTCGGTTCCGTATCAGATTTAATCAAATAAGGGTAGGTGAAATAAAATATGAGCAATGAATTATTAAAAGATATTGCAGCTGGAACAACAGCAACAGGTACATTTGCTTCGACATCAGGTCTCGAAGGTATCCACACCGCATCAGAAAATGGTAACGGTGGTCTGCTTAATCCAGAACAGTCTGCTCGCTTCCTTGATTATATGTTCGATGCAACCGTAATAGGTAAAGTCGCACGTACAGTCCGTATGAAGTCAGACACAACTGAGATTGACCGTATTGGCGTTGGTGAGAAGCTTATGAAGCTAGCAACCGAAGGTTCAGATACTGCATCAAACTCAGCAGTTACATTCTCAAAGATTTCTTTGACAACAAAGAAGCTTCGTCTTGACTGGGAACTCTCAACAGAGTCTCTAGAAGACAACATTGAAGGTCCAGATCTAGAAGATCACATTGCAAGACTTCTTGCAACACAGGCTGGAAATGACATTGAAGATGTTATCCTAAATGGTAACACAGCACTTACATCAGATGCACTTTATAAGGCATTCAATGGTGTAGTTAAGAAGGCAAAGACATACGGTCACGTTGTCGATGCTGGTGGAGCAAACATTACAAGAGCTGTATTCAACTCAGCTCTTAAGGCACTTCCACGTAAGTACAAGCAGCGTCGCACAGACCTCCGCTTCCTTGCAGGATCAAACTTGATCCAGGATTACCTATATGCAACTTCACAAAACATTCAGAACGTCAACCCACAGGATATTGCTTCTGGCATCATCCGTGGTGAGGTTGCACCAGTTTCAGGTCCAGCAGGATATGTAGCTCCATACGCATTTGGTATTCCAATCGTTGAAGTTCCACTTCTTCCAGAGACACAAGACGGTGACTACTCAGGAGAGACAGGTTCACACGGAGACGTCCACTTGACATTCCCAAATAACGTTGTTATTGGTATCAAGCGTGATGTAACTGTTTACCGCTTCTTCTGGCCACGTAAGGACTCAATTGAGTACACAATGTATACTCGTGTTGGCGTCCAGATCGAACAAGCAGACGCTTGGGTCGTAGTCAAGAACGTTAAGGTTGCTTCCTAATTATTTAGGTTAGCCTAAAGGCCCCCATATTTATATATGGGGGCTTTTCATTGTAAATTAGTAATGATATAATTGATTTACCTAGACTAAGGAGAAATATATGTCATTTGAGACATTAAAAGTAGCAGAGCTTAAAAAGGTTGCAGAAGATTTTGCAGTCGATACAGAGGGCCTAAAGAATAAAGCAGACATTATCGCAGCACTTGCAGAAGAAGGCGTAACATATTCAGTTTATGCTAAAACAATCGAGGCTATTGAAGAAGAGTCTGAAGTAGAAGCACAAGAAGTATTGCCTAAGTTTGATCCAAAGAAGGAACAGCCAAAGGACAATGTTTTGGTTAGAATGACAAGAGAAAACTTCCGATATGATATTATTGGTTATACCTTTACAAAGGAACATCCATTTATAGCAATGAAAGAAGAAGATGCTCAAAAAATTTTTGATGTGGAGGAAGGTTTTCGTTTAGCGACACCAAGAGAAGCGCAAGAGTTCTATAGCTAAACAAGCCTAAAATAATGGCAGAGATATATGTAGATCAAACAGCACCAATTAAAACTAAGATATTCTGGGGCGGTAATATTATAGATGCTGATGGCAATGTAACAGCAATTGTTTATGATATAACAGAAGATCCTACAGCTGCCCCATTGGTAAATCCAAACACAGCAGTATATATTGAAACAGCAACAAAGTCAGAAGTTGATGCTGGAACATATCAAATAATCCTGCCATTAGGATTAGTTCGTAGAAATAAAAAGTTTAAGATTCAATGGAACTATCTAATTAGTGGAATTAGCGGATCACATTTCTCATACATTGATGTGGTCACTCCGTATGCCAGCATGTTCGATATTATGGATGATCTAGGATATGGAACAGACCCAGGCGATATTAACGCTAAAACATATCATGAAATACAAATGGCAGAAAAATGGGCCAGAAAGATAATTGAAAATTATACTGGACAAACATTTTATTTATACGATGATACCCATATAGTTTATGGAGACGGAGCAGATTCTTTAAGACTTCAGTTTAAGATAAACGCACTGCACGAACTTTACGAAAATGATGTTTTAATTATAGACACTATTAATAATGTAAATAATTGGATATATGATACTCAAGTATCTGAAAGCGGTTTTGGTATTAGAGTTAATCGTGCTAATTTACTTGATAACACAGTTTATTCTGCAAACGGCCTAGTTCCACCTTCGTATAATGATACATTTGGGGTAGCGTTTAAAAAAGATTATGTCTATAAAGTTCAGGGAAGATATGGCTGGGACTTTATACCAGACGAAATAGAAGAAGCAACAATCCACTTAATTAAAGATTACTTCTCGAAAGATAGGGCATGGAGGAATAAGTATATTCAGAATGTGCAGTCATTTGATTGGCAGTTTGAATATACAAGCGAGTCTTACCGTGGAACAGGGAATCTATATGTAGATCAAATCCTTTCTTCCTATGTAGTCACGCAAATGGTAGTAATATAATGTTTGATTTGGTAGATGCTATATTTAGCATGAGTTTAGATGTTTATACTCAGTCAGATGTTCAGGATGAAGATACTGGATTAATTAAAAAAAGCTGGCAGTACACAAAAACTATAGACTGCCATGCTAAAGCATTTATATCAAACTCTTCAACCTCAAGAACTGGAGATAGACAGACCTTTGGGAATATCTATGAAAATACTCAGATGCTTGAAATTAGAACACACGACAAGTTAACATTAAGGCAAAAGATTTCTAACATTAGAGATGCTGGTGGAAATTATATATGGACAGAGCTCAACTTCCCAGAAGATACACCGACTGTATTTGAAGTGGTTGGAAGCACACCCGTGACAGACCCATTTGGAAACACTTTGGCATTTAGCACAATTGTTAAAAGATCGGAGAACCAGGTAATTGGCGTCTAGTGAGTTATTGGTTGCAACAGCATCTGCTTTAGAAACAGTCGGATCTAAGCCAAGCTCAAAGTACCCAATTCAAGAAACCTTGGTTGCACAGGTTTCCGCCGTTATTTATTATAAGTCTATGGTTATGGCAGAGCTGCCAACAAGCAAATCATTTAAGGCTAAATTTAATAAAGTCATATTTGATCAGATCAATGAAGATTTTGGAAGCTATGTTGACTCTCAATCTAGAATTAAACCAAAAACCCTTCACCATGTTTACGAATGGCAAAAAACTGGAATGGAAGAAGCAAGACTATTTAAATTAAAAAAGTTAGATAGCGAAGACTTAGGCTTTAGAGTCTCATATCAGTTTAATGAATCTAGGTCTGCAGTCCCAAATAAATATTCAAAAAGAAAGCATGTATTTAAAAATAAAGCTGAAATAATGGAAAAGGGAATACCCGTTGTAGTATCCCCACGTTTTGCTGAGAGACTAGTTTTTGATTCAGGCTTAGGATATACTGTTTTCATGCCCAAAGGGGCCTCTGTGACCGTTACAAGGCCTGGTGGAGTGGCTGCAAAGCAGTCCTTTGAAGTAGCTTACAAAAGATTTTTTACAAGTAATTTAGTTAATCTATCTATTAAAAAATCTGGATTTCAGAAGATATTTACATATAAGATGAAAGATATATTAAGAGTACCAAGAGAAGTCAGGAAAGTAAAATATGTATTTTCTGGTAGAATGTTAAGGGCGGAAGCAAAGCAGGCAGTAGAGAATGCATTTGGAGGAGTATAATAATGGTAAATTATAAATTAGACGCAATGTTAGATTTAAGAAAATACTTATGGCAAGAATTACAGGATGCCGATATATTTGATCCAAATGACTATGATACTACTGGCACTGGCAATATATTAAATCCTATCATTCCAGTTCAACAGCCTGCCGAATTTAACCAATTTTTAAGCGGTAAAAAACATATTGTATATGATAAGATCAATATCTCATATGAGGAGAATTGGATGATTTGCAATGAACAGATACTATTTACTATTTACGCAATAGACGTGGCAGATATAAATGAGATAACAAACTTTATGGTAGACCTATTTAGAAGAATGGATGATTCTGCTAAAGACATTAATTTATCAGATCAATCTAGCCCTCAATTTAAATTTCACAATACATACGTTGCCGATATATCTCCAACCACTCCTTCAAAGGAGCTCCAAGGATTCCTATCCTCGGACGTAATATTAGAGATTAAGTATAGTCGAATACTAGATGTAAACGGCAGATTTGCTTAATTTGCCTTATAGCGTATAATACCGTATCATTATCCTTAGAGGAAAGGGCCTAGCCAGCCAACAATTTTACAATTTAATACAATAAATTTTCACAGGAGGTTTAAACTATGGCAACACAAGCCACAGGTAATGCAAAGAATATTCTAGTCGGTGCTTCACCACTATT